TCAATCAATTCTAATTCTCTTTGGCTTACGGGTTGCTGATTGTCGCTATTTTGAGTTACTACTCCTTTGTTTGAGAACCGGTAGTTGAATATTATTGCCCCATCAGCAATTGTTGCGTTGATAATACAATCTCTGATATAATCATCTAACAAGGTTTGGTTTAAACCCGTTAAAGTCGATGCGTTGATTTGGTCTGCAATCTCATTGTAAAGGTCTGAGCCTAAAATTTGTTGTAATTGTAAATCTTGCACCATGATAATAGTCTGAGCGATAAGCTTGTCATCGACATTATTCTCAATTACACCATATTTTTTTATAGTGGCGGTGCTTACGAAAAGTGGTTTTAAACTCATCTCTTATTTTTTCTTTTTAACTAATACTGACTCAAAGAAATGGCGACAAGAAGGGATATGAGTAACAGTGCCTTTGATTGTTTGCCATCCTCCCTTATATTTGAACACATCCTCATTATATCCGTTAGTGTGTGCATCGTTTTGTAAATTATCTATTTCTGCTCTTGAATACAATTTATTTGCTCCTAACATTTTAACACAAAACTCTCTTGAAGTATCTAAAAGTTTAGGTTCTAAATTTGTAGTGTAACGCCATTTAGTTTCTAATCCTACTTCTTGGCTTGGTGGTTCTTGTATCTCTTCTGGAGTGATGCTTATTTCGCCTTTAACCTCAGTGTACTTTACTTGTAGAATGTTAGCCTTATTTAATCTCTCTAAAGATTTGTAAAGTTCACTTTCTGAAATCTTTAATTTTTTAGCAAGGTCTGAAATCTTATAACTCTTGCCCTTTTTGATTTCGTCTAATAATTTTTGATCGTCTTCCTTTGCGAACTTGTCAGCATCCGAATAAACAAAACAAGATTTTACTATCTCGTAATTGTCAGCACTCTCGCCTATTTTTAAAAACTCGTTAAGTATAAAATCTTCTTGAGTTTCAAAACTTGTCTTTAAAACATCGCCTCCAACAATCGCAGGTAAACTGATTAAGTTTCTAATTTCGTTCGTAGTTAAACTTTCAAGAATCTTAGGAGCAATGATAGGATTTGAATTGATAATAGTTAAAATGTCATCTTTCTTTACAAGGTTCGGTTTTTCAATTCCTAATCTTTCATACACCATGTCAGCGAATGAATCCGCATCAATTGTTCTGCTAATTACTTCACTTGTCAATTCTATACCTATTGGGTCTAAGGTTGTTAATTCAACTGGATTACCGATAAAACCATAAAGACTAAGGATATAATTCATGTCCTCTTCTTCCTCTTGTTGTTTTGGCTTTACATAAGTGTTAGAAAAATGCTCCCAAGACAAATCGAACTCAGAACGTCCTCCACCCAATTCGCCAGGTGTCTTTATACCAAATAAAAGCCCGTTACTTACTCGGTGAGAATAAAGAATCTTATTTATAGTGTCCTTACTTAATTGCTCATATTGTTTATCGAGGTCATTAGAACGCAAAGGACTAATTTCGGGAGGTGTAGTGTTTGGGTTCTGAAAGTTTAAAAGAATCTCACCTGCATTATCCGTTCCACTGGCCTTAGATTTAAATGCGTGTTCAATCTCTACTTGTTCTTCGTCATTGATAGCCGTTCCGTTAAAGAACGTAACCATTGTCCCTGCACTAAATCCCGTTTTAACATTATTTAACTGAAAAAAATTGCACTCAATATCAGTTTCTATCGGTGTAGCGCCACTATTGTACTCAGGCAAAGGATAGATGTCACTTGCAGGGTTATCGTCTATTAGATAAAGGATTTGTTTGCCTTGTCTTTTCAAGGGATCAAATGCAGGAAGTGTAACCGTATCTTCGGGTAGTTTACCGTTTGAGCGTTTCCATTTAGCGTTTGTACTTTGTTCTCTGGTCCATTCCTTACTGATATAAAACTCAGACTTGTCAACGTTTGTTCTTATCGTATTAAACGGTTGTAGCTTTACACTTTTAATTGCCCCGAAAACGTCCCACTCAATTAAATACGCACAACCACCGTATAAAGTTCTTTCAAATATTTTCTTTCTTGCTAACTCATCCGCAGTTTGAGAATTGTTAATAGAATTTAAAGTCTTTTCTAAAGCAACCTTGTCACCGTTCCAATCAGCTTTAATTTTAAAACCTTTGCCGTAGATATAAGTAGCCTTACCTTTTATAATCGCTCCATGTATTCCCGAATTGTTATAAAGATAACTTAGGTAATCTGAATAATCGTTATTTTTACCATAAGGCACATACAACATATTAGGTTGTTTCCTAAATATTGGCGTTTCATTTGCGTATAAAGGGAACTTGCTAAATGAGTAGTTCTTTTTTATTTCTTCAATTTGGCTCATAGGCTTTGCGTGTTAAGGTAGATTCTTGCTCTACTCTTGAGGTTATTACTTTGTCGTAGGTCATTAGTCCATTTTCAACTACCGTCAAACCCGTAGGAACTAAATTAGTTGAACTCACTTGTTCGTAAACATTATAGGTGTACTCATCTCCTAAAGGTATGTTAATCTCGCCTACTAATGGACTCGGTGTTGTAGTCTTTACTACTATTGTAAACTTGTTATATCTCTCAGGATACAAGCTTAAATCACTTGATATACAATAGTACTTTATTTGGGTTTGGTTATTAATAAATTCAAACAAGAAGTTAGGCGATGCAATGCTTATCTTTTCAGACAAAGTCAATACCACTACATTACTTCCAAGATTAAGTCTTATCATTACTTATATTATATTTAAAAGTAACTTAAGTACAAAAAAAAAGGGAAGCCGTTAAGCCTCCCTTTCTTTAATTATTATTTATTAGATTAATGTTGTAACAATCGCTTGAGAGATTCCGTAAGGATAGGTCTTCTCTTCACCCGTAAATGTTAAAACAAAACCGTTCAAGTCACTTGCACCTTTGCCCGTTCCCGCAGTTCCCGTTGATAGGTCTAAACCATTCTCAGAACCAAATAAACTAAACAAACCGTTCTTATCTTTAACAATAAACATTAACGGCTTTTGAGCAAGTACTCTTATTTCGTTTCTCTTTGCAACATCAAAACGATCAAGTTGAAACTCTACTGACTGCATGATATAACCACTTCCACTTGTAACCTCACCTGCGTTGTCTGCTTTAGCCTCTGCGGTGTTTCTTCTAAGTTCATATTTGTAGAACTTTTTGCCACCCGTCATTGCCATTGCAGAAACTAAACCTGCTGAAGTTGTGAAAGTAGTAGTGTTTAAATACTCTAATTCGCCAATGTAAACTTCATCGACACCCCCTATACTATCACGACAGTCAAGGGTAAATCCAGTTGATAGTAAACAAGGCATGATTAAGCTAATTTAAAGGTTACGATTTCATTCGGGAATTTCACTTGAGTTCCAACTTTGAAGTGAATATCAAGCATCATTGTCAAGCTGATTGGGTTCTCACGAATGTTGAACATATCTTCGTCAGACTCCAAGTCAGTTCCGATAATGAAGTTAGAAGTTCTACCTAAGTGGATTCTATTAGTTCCGTCTAATCCGAAGTAAGCAACTACCTTGATTCCAGTGCCTGGCAAAATTAACTCTTGAGATTGGTAAGCAGAACCATTTACACCATCATAGTGGAATAAATTAGCAGCTTTCAATGCAAGGATTAACTTATCAAAAGTATCGCTACCACACATGAATTGTAAGTCAGCCTTACCTTTCAATTTAGCAGGAAGCAATGCCCATATTCCGTCAAATATAGAAACTACGTTTGCAGAAGTGATACCAGTTCCAGTTGTGATACCTGATGGGTTACCGTTGATAGTAGTAGCAGAAGCATCAAGAATGATTTTGTTGAAACCATCAAATTGAGTTAAGTTAGCTCCACCTGAACCACCGATTGCAGATTGCCATAATGCAGTTTCTTTTGCTTCAGTCAACAAACCTACTAAGAAGTTAGTGAAGTCAGCTTCGAATGCAATGTAGTCATACATAGTGCCTGGGCGCAATGCTCTTTCCGTCCAAAATCCTTCAAGTTCTTTAGCACAAAACTCTTGCTGAACTTTGATTTTACCAACTGTGATAGTTCTCTTAGAGAAACCAGTCTTACCTGAAGCGTTAAATGCACACGCAGTGTCAGCTTGGTAGAATAACTCAGTAGTGATGTAATGCAAATCAGCAGTTGATTTGATACCCGTTTGTTTTGCGAAAGTTGCTCCCGTTTTGCCTTCGTAGAAAGAACGGATAAGCAATTCAAGTGATTGGTCATTAACGACTGCTGGTAATCCAGTGGTGTCGTATGCGAATTTTTTAAGTTTCATCTTATTTTATTTTATTTTGTTTAATATTTCAGTTAATCTTGAGAATTGTGAAGCACCTACGCTTACACTCTTTCTCTTTGCATCGTCCTTAACGGGTTCAGCTTCTTCGGTTTTTGCTAAGATTCCAACTGCACTAAATAAAGCGGTGGTCTTTGCGTTTAATGCTTCAATTTCAGAAGCGTACTTAGAATGAATCTCAGCAATCTGAGTGTTGAAGTCATTTGCTTGAGCCTCTAATGCTTCAGTAACCTTAGACATCATTGCTTCGTCATTCAAAGGACTTTCTTCTTCAGGTGTACTTACCTCTTCGATAACTCCACCCGTTACAGTGATAACAATGTCACCCTCTAAAGTGTGTTCACCGTCAGGCACTTCAACTTCGCTACCGTCAGCCATTACCAAAGTAACTGATTCGCCAACTGCGATAGTTCCTTTAACACTTGCACTGCCGTCAATTAGTTTAGTTTCTGCCAATTCAATTGCAGGTTCTACTACTGGCGTTTCTTCACTAAAAACTTTTTTAAGTTGGTTAGTAAGGTCTTCGCCTAAGACCTTTTTTAATTTATTAAATTCCATATTCGATATTATTTTATTTTTTAATTCTTCGTATTCGTTTTGTTCGGCTTCGTCTACTTTCTTATCATTAAAGTAACCCTCAACGCTAAAACCTTTGATAT